GGGTAAAACATTGGATGATACTTCGTTGGATAATATAATTAATACATCACTTCCTGCTGATGTGGATGATGCCGTTAAAGTTGATGAAATAATCAAAGATTTTAAAGAACAATTGGTGATGGGTGGTACGAAGTGTGACTAAAAATCAAAAAAACCCAAATCAAATATTTATAGAGAAAGGAAAACATTACAAAAAATGGATACTGATAAATTAGTTAAAGCAATACAAATTATTGTAAAAGAAGAAATAAAGACAGTTCTTCCTACTTTGGTTAAGGAGGGGGTTAAGAGAGAAATGGCTAAATTGTTGAAAGAAAACAAACAATTAAGAGAAGCTATGAAACCACAAACTCCACCACAACCAACATTTATGGATGAACCAATTGTTGAAAATGTATTACATAATCAACCACCAAGACCTTTAAGCAAAAATCCGGTGTTAAATGAAGTTTTGGCACAAACACAACCATTTTCATCACAACAAAGACAATCTACCGGTGGTGGTGATGAATGGAGAACTATGAACTTCAATACAACCGATGTACATACATTAGGGCAACAAAATATAGCACAACAAATGGGTTATGGTGATATGGCAATACCAAATCAAAGACAAGGTTTAGGAGTTCAGACAGGATTACCTGGGTTAGATAGAATTTTAAATAGAGATAATTCGGAATTGATAAAGGCTTGGGATAAGAAAAAGAATTTTAGACCAGGAATGGATTAATAAATTATGGCAGTTAGGTTAAGTTCAAAAATAGTAAAAGATACGGAGGCATTTAAAGATTATGCAATCGGTATTACATTACCATTAACATTTGGTAATAATACATTTGAACAGTCCTATCTAACCAAAGACCAAGTCAAATCAAATATTAAAAATCTTCTACTTACTAAAAGGGGAGAAAGAATTTTACAACCTGAATTTGGAAGTGGATTGCAGGAATTACTTTTTGAACAAAGCGTAGATGATTTGGAAGGAAAAATAGAAGATACAATAAATGAAAGTCTACAACAATGGTTACCATATGTTACGGCGGATGAAATTACAATTGAATCTACTAATGAATTAAAAGACAATAATAGAGTAAATGTTTCGATAAAATTTAGAATAGGTGATGATATTGGACTAGATACATTAACATTTACTTTACAGGGATAATAAGATATGGCAATTACAAAGACAACAAAAAACTTTAAAAATAGAGGTAAGGATATCAAATATCTCAATAAAGATTTTGCCGAATTTAGAGGGAATCTAATTGAGTTTGCTAAAACTTATTTCCCACAAACCTATTCGGATTTTAATGAATCCTCTCCGGGTATGATGTTCATTGAAATGGCATCCTATATTGGTGATTCACTTTCATATTATATTGATGATACTTTAAAAGAATCATTGATGGTTCATGCGGAGGATATTGAAAATGTAATTGCACTTTCACAATATTTGGGATATAAACCAAAAGTAACATCGCCATCGGTAACAACTCTATCCGTTTATCAATTAGTTCCTTCAACTGGAACTGGTGCGAATAACACTTATGATGAAACATATTTTTTAAGAATTAAAGAAGGAATGCAAGTAGAATCTACAAATGGAGTTAAATTTACAACTCAAAATGTTGTAGATTTTTCAGATTCTACTAATAGAGAAATAACAGTATACCAAACAGACTCAAATACGGGAGAAGTTACATTTTACTTAGTTAAAAAGTATGTACAAGCAATTTCAGCCGAAGTTATAACTCAAGAGTTTGAATTTGGTGCATATGAAGCATTCAGAAGTATTACATTAAATGATACCAACATTATTGATATCTATGATGTTAGAGATTCAAATGGTAACAAATGGTATGAAGTTCCATATTTAGCTCAAGAATTGGTATTCGTTGATTACCCAAATACTGAAACAAATGACCCGGACTTATATCAATTTAAATCTACAACTCCTTATATTTTAAATACATTAAAGACATCACGTAGGTTTACTAAAAAAATTAATGGTAATAGTACAACAACTATTCAGTTTGGTGCAGGTGACCCAACTGCAAATGATGAAAGTATAATTCCTTCTGTTAAAAATGTTGGATTAGGATTACCAAATTCAATTTCAAAATTAGAGGCATCATTTGACCCAACAAACTTTTTGAAAACAAAAACTTATGGCTCATCTCCATCAAATACAACACTTACCGTAAGATATTTAGCAGGTGGTGGTATTAACTCAAATGTGGTTAAAGGTACGATAACAAATATAATAGCAGTTGAGTACGAAGAGGATACTCAGTTATTAAACGCAACACAAACGGCAATTTATAACTCAACTAAAAACTCCTTAGCAGTAGATAACGAAGTTCCTGCAACTGGTGGTAAGGGTGGTGATACAATCGAAGAAATCAGACAAAATGCTTTAGCAAACTTCGGTTCTCAAAATAGAGCGGTAACCGCAAAGGATTATCAAGTAAGAGCATTATCAATGCCAACCAAATATGGTTCAGTTGCAAAGGCTTACGCTACCGCAGATGGTACATTGGATAACAACTCACCTTCATCTATTTTAAGTTCTCCTAAAGCTCTGCAAGAGTTTACTGATTTGGTAATGGGGTTTGTTGAAAAGCCAGATAATGAAGAACCAGACAGAAGAACTATCCAACAAGAAATTCAGAAATATTTGATTGGAAAAACTTCAAATGAAAGTGAAAAAAATAACCCATTTGCTATAAACCTTTATTTATTAGGGTACGATTCAAATGGTAAATTATCAACACTAAATAGGGCTATCAAAGAGAATTTAAAGACATATTTAAATGAATATAAGATTTTAACTGATGGTATTAATATTAATGATGGGTTTATTATCAATATCGGAATTAATTTTGAAATAATTACAATGCAAAATTATAATAAATCCGAAGTATTAGCTTCTTGTATTCAAGAGTTAAAAGATTATTTTAATATAGATAATTGGACTTTTAACAACACTGTAAACATTTCTGAATTAGAACTAATTGTAGCAAATGTGGATGGAGTTAGTTCAGTTCCAAAATTAGAAATTGTAAATAAATGCGGTGGGCAATATTCACCAAATTCTTATAATATAGAAAAGGCAATTAAAGATAAGATTTTATATCCATCTTTAGACCCATCGGTTTTTGAAATTAAGTTTCCAGATTCAGACATTAAAGGGAGAGCAAGATAATGGCATACTATTTCCTTACAGCATCAAAAGATGCATCGGTTTACTTACAACAACCTGACCAAAACACTGGTTTAGATGAAGTATTAGAGGTAAGTAAGGTTTACTATGGTAACATCAAAGATGTATCCAGAGCACTCCTTAAATTTGATGTTACTGGTTTGTCTGGTAGTATTTCATTTGGTGATGTAGAATTGGGTGAAGTTAGTTTAATTTTAAAAGAAACCGAATCCGAAGAACTTCCATTAGAATTTACATTAGAAGCATATCCAATTTCACAAAGTTGGGAAATGGGAAATGGTACTCGATTTGATAACATATCAACGGCTGGTGTAACTTGGAATTATAGAGAAGGTGATACTACTCTTAGGTGGTTACCAACTACTCAGTTTAGTGGTGTATCTACTGGTTCATATGAGGGTAAAGGTGGTACATTTTACTATGGGACATCGGCTACTCAAAACTTTGAATATTTAAGTAAAGATATCAACATGAATATTAAACCAATAATGCAGCAATGGATTAGTGGTTCGATTCCTAATGATGGTATTATGATAAAATTACCATTTAGTAATGAGACTGATGTAAATGATTATGGTATTCTGAGATTTTTTAGTAAAGAAACAAATACAATCCATCAACCAAAAGTTAGAATTGGTTGGGATGATGTTTCATTTGCAACGGGTTCATTGACTGAACTAACATCGGAAAATATCAAAGTTGGGATTAAAAACTTTAAGAAGGAATACAAAGTAAATACAACTCCAAAGTTGAGAGTAGTTGGTAGAGATTTATATCCAATCAAAACATTCTCAACAACGGCACAATATGGTATCAGCAAATTCTTACCAACAACATCATATTACCAAATAAGAGATTATCATTCGGATGATGTTATTGTTCCATTCTCAAATTATACAAAGTTAAGTTGTGATTCAACTGGAAATTACTTTAAATTAAATTTAGCTAATTGGGAAGTGGATAGAGTATATAAAATTGAATTCAAAGTTGTAATTGATGGAACTCCTCAATTCTTCGATGAAGATTATACATTTAGTGTAATAGGGTAAAATGAAAAAAAACGCCGGATTAAGAGATGAAAGACTTTTAGAAGAACTTAAAAGGAAAGGTTCATTAGCACTTCCTTCTAAGAATGATGCCGGTGTGCGTATTTCAAAAAAAGATAAAAGACCGGATTTACCAATAGTAAAGGGTGCACCTAAACCACCACTTCAACAAACACCCCCTCCATCTAAAGTAGAAAGGAAATTAGAATTAGTAGACCCTCAATTAAAGAAGGATGACCCTAACTTTGGCTACATAAGTGAAAAAGAAATTGATGGTGGTATTGTTAGTGGTAAATTAGTAAGACCACACTATAACATCGATGAGTTAAAAAAATCAATAGATACTAATATATTTGAACTTATACCGCAATCAAGACCTGAAGGTCCTGCTATGGTTCTTAAATCAATTTATGATGATGCATTAGAGAGGATTGATGATTTAACATTAGAGGTTCAAAATTTAAACATTGATATATCTGAATTAAATGCTAAAATTTCTGAATTAGAAATTGTAAGTGAGAGTTTAGTTGTACAAGCTGATAATGAAATTCTAAGAGCAAATATTTCTGAAAACCAAGCCATAATAGCAAACCAACAAATAGCAACATCAACAGTTGATTTACAAAACGCTATTCAAAACTCAATCAATGAAGCAATTCAGAGAGTATCATTAACTGCTAGAAATGAAGCTTTACTTCAAGAGAATACAACATTAAGAGAACAACTATTTGGACAGAGTGCACAACTTGCAGCTGGTGCTGAGGCATTAGGTGAAACTGTTGCTGTTAACAATATGCAGAAAGACCCTGCTAAAGGTGATATCTATGGATTCGCTAAGAAGAAAAGTAAAGGTGGATGGCAAGGATGGCAAGCAGGTCAGAAGTTTGATGTTGTTAATAGTGGGAATGAATCTATTAGCGTTACTTTAGTAAAGGGTGGTGATAGTAGTTGGTACACATTATCTCCACCCGATGGAACTCCATTCACTGTTCCTGCTGGTGAAACTAAATCATTTGAATTATCTCCAGCTAAAGATAATATCAATGGTAGAAGGCCAACTGGTTGGGGAAAAGCTAGAGAATATGATGGTACATTGACTGTTAAACTTTCAACGGGTGAAAGTGTGATATTTAATACTAAACTTAGAAAAGTAAGAAAGTAATATGGCAATTAAAACATTTAAAGAAATAATAAATAATAAGGGATACCGAATTTCTTCAAAAGATAGAGCTATCTTTGAAGAAGGTACTCTACAATCATTCTTCGGATTTTCTGATTCGGATATGATTGAATTTATTGCCTATGATATTAATGATAACCAATTACCACAAGGTGAATTTGGTGAGTTGGTTAGATACATTCCACTTAGTTCAGAAAATATTGCAGATTATTTTTTAATTCCAGAAGGTACTGAACTTCAAGCTTTTAGTTTTCCAAATGAATATTTTATAGATGCGGAAAGATTACTAAATGAAGCGGGATATACAATAGGTATTTTTAAAACTCAAATTACTTTATTAAATAAGAGAATTGGATTTGAATCTGCAAACGAAAAAATGTGGATAAAGGAAGTATCTCCGTCAAGAACAGAAGTTAAACTACTTCCAATCATTAATGAAGTATCTAAAAAAACGGATTTACTTACCAGATTTGATATTATGGTTTCGGGTCAAGACTTTAGAGATGATGTAGTATCGCAGGTAAATAATTTTATATCAACTATTGATTCATCTGAGGTTGATACATTTATTAAAAAAATATATGGTGAAAAGTGGTATAAAAAACTTGTTGCTGAATTTGGAATTACTGGATTCGATAGATTAATGACACGAATTTATTCTAAATTTGTTGAAGCTATGAAATTTGAATTTAGTAATAGATACTCCCAGCCAACCCAATTAAATTATGGTAAAAAGAAACCAACACCACCCTCTTTAAAATATTCAAAAGAGGACATATATAAAGTTGCTCAGAGAATTATAGTTGAAATTATAGATGCATACTTACCGACAAGAACAATACAATCAAAAACCGAAGTAGATACTGTATTTGATGAAAGTTTTGATAAAGTTGGTAAGGTATTAATAAAGAGAGAGAGTGATGTAACTATTCAACCTAAACCGGCTATTGTTACTGTAACCAAAAGAAAGCCAGATGTTGAGGTTTCTAAAAAGAAGTTTGAATTAGAAAAACAAATAAAAAAAGAAGCACCTGTTGAACTTTCTATTCCTAAATTTACCGAACCTAACATACTTAAAAGTAAAAAGAAGTCAAATCCATTTAATAAAATTCTTAAACGGAAGCAAGAAAATGTACGATTGGGTAGCGGAATAAGTATTTTAGATAGATTGAGAGGAAATGCAATTAAATAATTAAGATGCCAGTTAATAAATTAAATATAGCACAATTGGATGAGTTAGGTACAAACAATACCACACTTACACAGGACAATACAGATGTTTTTATTACTTCCATTGGTGGTGAAACTGGTGGTGGTTCATCTACTGGTGCGTTAAACTCGTATTTGAATCTATTAAATCAAAATACAGACCCTATTGTTAATGATACTTATTCTTCTGTTTTTATTTTTAACATATCCGCAAATGTTTCTAATTTCCAAACAATAGTTAATGGAGTTGATTCTGCTATTGGTTCAAGCAAACAAATTAGAATATCTAGAATATCTTTAGTAGACCAATCATACAAAATTCAAATTAAAGCAAATGGTTATTCAAACTCAAATGATTACTATTTGGTTGAAATGGTTGATGATGGGGCTCCTTTAATTCTTAATCCAAAGATAGAGCAACCATTGGGTATAACAACAAAAAATGTTGTTTTAAGTTTTTATAAAAATGGAAAACTTTTTGGAAGACCACAATCTATAAAAAATACATCAAATAATGATTTAACTTTTACTTTAACAAAAATACAACGTGATACGCCAGAAGAACCAACATCATACACTGTTTCTTTTAACATAAGTGGTGTTGGTAATCCTGTTAGTGTTTTAAAGAATGGTAATAGTGATGCTGAATTTTTTCCTTCAATTGGTAATAGTACATATAGTGATGTTGAAAACACTAAATATATAATTCGTTCATCTGATGCATCATTATATAGAATAACATCAATTATTTGGGAAACTGATAAATTAGAAACATTAGTAGCTGAACCAGGTGAAACTTTAGAATTAGATATTACTTTAAGTAAAAATTATTCATTCACAATAAAAAAT